GTCTAACTCGCCTTGTCGTAGTGAAGTTAATACACGCGGGGCAATAGCGTCCGCCGTTGATTGACTGTTTCGGCCAAAGCCAACATTAATATTATTTACAACGTGATCAATTCGAGATCCACCGCCGCCCGAAAGCATGCGGTCTGTTCTTGCGTTATCTACTACTGCCGAGCCTTTGGGGAGGTTGACCATTTCTGGGCCACGCTCACCAACTAGAAATTGACCGCCTTGGTTTACAAAGCCGCCCGTTTCAAGCCCCTGCACTGTTTGCGCTGCAATCATAGCTGCGGACATACCAAAAGCCACGGTATTAGCGGTGTTAAGTGTTGCAGCCAATGCCGTACCCGCTGCCGGTGCACCCAATGCCGTCAGGGGGTTCATAGCGAGAGAGGCTGTCATATTAATACCCGCCATAGTAGCAGCAAGCCCACCCTGCGCATATTGAATATATGCTTGAGCAAGTGCCGCACCCTGAGCCAGCAAGAAGCCCGCTTTTGAGCCTTCGGCGACAGTATCAAAGAACGCCGCAGCGGAGGAAGCCATTGAAGCGTAGGCACCCACCTTTGCGGTTTGCTGCTGAACCACTAGCCCTTGTTGTTGCGCTGTTGCCACTGATGCGGCTGCCGTTGCTGCTGTCCTATAGGCGTCTGTCTGCACTCCGATTAGCCGCGTTGTTTCTTGTAAAGCCTTGTCTTGCTCTACTGTCAGTTTTGCGCCGTCAAGCAGACCTTCTTTAAAACTGGCCTCTAGCTCTGCTTTTTCTGCATACAGCCCCGCTTCAAATGCCGCTGTTTGCTCAAGAACACTTGCACCCGCTTGGTTTGCTGCTGTCTGCTGATTAGTAAGCTCAAGCTCCGTTAGCATATCTTGGTTACGAATTACCGCGGCATCATGTATAACTTGCATCGCCACTGCATGGTCTTTTAGCTGTTGTACTTCAGCTTCGTTTAAAGCTGTCCCCGCGGTTTCGGGTGGTGGTGGTGGTGGTGGTGGGGTTTGTCCAACTGTCTGAGTAATAGCACCGGCAAGCATCGAACCTACGGAAGTGTCCGGCGTACCATTAGCAAGATTGGCAACCCTTTGCAAAGAGTCCCCCAAAGCATCATTGGCGACTGTAGCGGCATCTGCGTCATCTTTAAAAAGAAGATAAGCGCCACCGGCTACCGCCGCTGCGGCTACTAGGCCTACTGCTGCTGCAACTGGGTTTAATAGAGCCTGAGCTACCGCTGCGGCGGTGGTGGCAGTCCTGTAAGCAAGTAGGGCCGTGGTAAGGGCTTTAATCGCCACACCCATTGCAATAACGCCTTGAACAACTTTTACACCGGCGTATGCCGCAAAAAACGCGGCAATAGTACCAGAGTTCTGGGCAACCCATGCCCCGAAGTTAATGAAGGCTAGAGTTAGAGTCTGTACTGCTTCACCTATTGCCTTAATCTTATCGTCATACTCTCCAGAGACGGGGAGAGCTTCTAGTATTGCTTTAGTAAAGTTGGCTTCAATACTTTTGCCTAATAGAAAAAGAGAATCATTAGCTTTTTCCGCATTGGCTAACAACTCAGGGCCAATCGACAACCCCATATCATTGGCACGATCTCGGGCAAGAGCTAAAGACCCCGCGGTCTCGCTCATAATGGTTCCGAGCTCTTTACCGGCTCGGCCTAAAATCTGCTGTGCAATAGCGGAACGTTCCGAAACGTTTTCCATGCTTTGCAAAGCGGCAATGACTTTTAAAAGTTGATCTTCTGGGGATAGCTTAACCAGCCCCTCAAAAGATAAGCCTAAAGCATCAAAAGCGTCTCTCTGTGTAGATAGTCCACGGCCTAGGTCGCGAACCTGCCTTGAAAGCGCCTGTGTAGTCTTTACAAGGGCTTCAGCGGATGACCCGCCCAACTCAAAGGCCACCGCTAGTTCTTGGTAAGCGGTCGTATTAAGCCCTGCATTACGTGCGGACTTTGCGATTTCATCGGCGGCCTTGATGCTCTGCTTGGCCAGGCCTGCAAAGGCAACGCTTGCGCCTGCTGTTATTTTGGCAATGTTTGCAAAAGCTTTCTTGGTGTTCTTTGCATAATTAGCGATTGTCTTGTTAGCTTTGCGTAAGTCTCTTTGCAGCTTCGCATCGTCTGCGCTTAACTGTAGGACAAGGGATGCAATAGTAGCCATGGTTTACTTTCCTTTCTTTTGTTTGCGGGCTAATCTTTTAGCCGCTTTGTTTACGTTTTCGCCAAGTCCTTTTGCAAAGATGCTGCGGGCTTGCTCATGTAGTGCTGTAAATGCTGGGCGGATTACTGGGGTAGAGTTCCGGTCTCTGTTGCCATACTCTACGGCAAGAAATTGCTTGTAGGTGGCATCGTCGCCCGTCTTTCGTTGCCAGCCAACCTTGCCGAGCATCACGGTATCTTGTGTGACATCTTCGTTCTTTAAATCCTTCTTGTTCGGCTTGCGGACAAGGGACTTAACGGCGTTTTTAAGCGCTCCCGAATCTACGGGGGTGGTTGCCTCGATTCTCTGATGAAATGGCACCAAAGCGTCTTTCATGGGCTTCCTGTAGATGTTCCCCGCCTTCTTGGCGCCTAGATCCTTGGCAAGGTCTCTAATCGCTTTTTGAGCTGATAAGATCCCTTGCAATTCTGAATTAATCTTTGTCATCCTCGAAGCGCCTTTTTAGTTCGGGGTTTGTGGTTGAATTGGCGAACATGTGAAACGCCATTTTGAAAGGGTCGGGCTTTTTCTTTTCTTTGTGGCCGTGCAATAGCAAATTAAAACTAGGCAAAACTAGCTCTAGGGGTTGGGCGTCTTTAGGTTTGAACTTGGGCACGTTTGCCGCGTAGATTGCTTGCTGAGTATTGTGGCTGCTGATATAGTCGTAATTGATCTGCTGGGCGTCTTTTGCATAGCCGACTATTCCGTGCTGCATTAGCATATAATAATCATTTACGTATGATGTTGGGATAGCCTCAATCTGAGACCAAGGCATCCCGTTGTCCATCATTTGCAAGCGAAACATCCGCTCCTTGTCCTTCCCTATTTTCCCAGACGGTCAACGCTCGGGTTTAGGGCTTCGGGCACTGCCTGCATAATATCATTTAGCAACCGTGAAGGCATATTTTCTTCAAGGTCTTTAATTGTCGCCGCGTCCTCGAATGCTTTTCCGGTGGCATCACAGATCAGCTCTTTGAACATTGTTAAAACGCCGTTTAATTCGTGGTCTCCGGTTTCCCCTGCGGCCTTCAGTACCGCTTGGGTTTTCTTAAAGGGAAGATCTTTAATAAACACACCTTCAACACTTGTTGGAATTACGTTTACTCTTTTTAGTTGTGAAAGTTTAGCCATTTTATTTTTCTCCTGTTTTTGGGTTTAATTAATTCGTGTAACTGGGTTAACGTGTTTTGCAAAATACAAATCCATCAGAATTTCTGATCTACTCAGGGCTTCGCCTGCGGACATCTCGGGGTTTTCAATCATGCTATCCCGTGCCATTTCTAAAATATATTTTCTTTGATGTGCTCTGTCAAACCACCATCCTAGATTTTGTTCTTGGTCTTCCATTTTTAATTTTCCTTTTATTAATTGAATTTCGAAAAAAGAGCGAGTACCCCGAAAGGCACCCGCTGAGTTTTTGGTTACTAGGCTAAATCAACCCAAACCAAATCACCTGAACGGCGAACTGTTACTTCTAAAGTGGCGATACCATCGGCAGAACCGCCGGTAATGCTGGTATTTACTACCATGCCGTTAAACATACAGAATGTTGCAGTAGTTCCCGGAGTGTTGCCGGTAGTTGTGTCAAAGGCAACCACAAAGCCACGGTCAGTGGTTCGTGCGTCATCGCGAAGGGCGACTGAAGTAGCATCTGCCATGTTCATCGCCAGAGAGAAAGTAAACTCTTGCGCCGTGCCTTGACCAAGTACGTGTGAAACTACAGGGCGGCCAATGATTGATAAATCTTGAATTGAATCTTCGTTAGATAGCGCTGAAAATTCAGTGACCCCATCAACAAAATTGCCAGCAATGGCAAAGGCTTCGGCTGCTGCTGAGTCAAAAGTGGTAATGGCTGTTGCGTTGGTGTAGAGGCCAGAATTATGGCCAGAAAGAAAACCGGATGGTGCTGTCATGTTTATGACTCCTAAGTTATTACGTCAAGTTGTAAAGTCACCTGAAAAAGAATAGGCGAAGTGCTTGTTGCCGTTTGGAAAGCGTTGATTATTTTGAGGCTTTTAAATAAAGTCCCTTGGATGATTCCGCTAGAATTGTTGTACTCCGCGTAAATCTGGTTTTGCATTGATATTGCTCGACTATAGCTGTCGGCATAAATATTAATGTCGTAAGTGGCTCGGGTTAGCTCCATGCTCCCCCCGATGCCGCCGGTTTTGTACCCGCCTAGCTGGGTAATCGTAACCGCCTCTTTTAACGCTGGATCTGCCTGTACCGGTTCAATGGGTACACCTGCAAATTCAGATTTTGTAGCTAGGTCAATTGCGAACGCTTCTAAACTCATAATACACGCCTCACTTCAAAAGTAATCGTTCGGTTTTTGTAAGCATCTTTGACAATGCCTGTAACGCTGTATTCTATAGAGTCTATGATTACAAAATCGACCGTTCTAACTGTTGCAATGGTGGGCGAATAATAACAGCGAACGTGGTACGCTTCTTCTGTGGGCTGTAAGCCTCTGACCATTCGCTCGTCAAGACTAATGCTTAAAATGTCGGCGCCCGTGTTAAGTATTACCACGTTTGATGTCGTAGCAGTAGCCGAAAAGCTGCTGCCAGTTGTTGCCTTTGAAACAAAGCTTACCGGTCGTCGCATCATACCCAGTTTCTCCTATACGGTGCTAAAAGCCTCTCTGCGGTTATGAAGGCTTTGTAGCGGGAGCCTTCTATATTGTCGGCTCTGTCGTGGAATAGGTCAGAAATTAGCATTAACACCGCTTGCTTAATAGCTTCGCTTTCTGCGGTGTTTAGGTTTGAAGTACTATAAGTAACTGTAATCGGGTTTGTGATCTGCGTCGATAAAGCAACTAAGGGGGCGGCGGTATACACTAAGGCCGCTGTTTCGCCTGAGCCGTCTATTATTGAGGCAGTTGTTAAGGTTCTTATTACATTCGCTGCATCGTAATAAGTAACGGAGGGTGCGGGGCGGCTGTCTGCGAATCGCTTTGACAGCTCAAGCCGTGAATCCCATCCGTTGTAGTAGTCCACTACGGTAGAAGACTCTAATGACTCGCCTATATAATTGCTGGCAAATGTAGACGCTACAATAATTAAGCGGTTTAAATATGTGTTGTAAGTTGTATCTCCAAAAAGTGACAAGTGATCTGATACTTCTTGGAGTGACACTACACCTGCGGAAAGACTGTATTTTACTTCCGACTTAATCGGCTTTTTCATTCTGTGAACTCCAAAAAATTTAAAGGGTGTGGCGACCCCAAAGGGTCACCACGTTTTACTTCTTTAATTACTAGGCTACAGTGTGGATAACTTCAAGACCTACCAGAGCGGCATCATCCCAGCCGCTGTTCTTGAATCGGCCGTCTGCGTAGTAAGTGTTAAAGCCGGGAGCAGTCTGATCATATTCATCAATTGCCAAGCCTTTACGCTCACAAATAGCCAGACCGCGGCTGAAGTCGCCGAAGTATGCCGCGACTTTACCTGCGCCATCTGCAACAGCGGTGCCGTTTGGAAGAATGCCATCGTCAAGATATCCGTTAATCATTACGGGATAACCGAATACACGGCTAATTCCAGTAGTAGGGTCGAAGACCATACCGCCACCAGTAGCAATACTGGATTCAGTCAGCTTGGCGAACACGTTGGAAGAAACCATGAATACACCGTTGGTGCGGTAGGCTACGTCACAAGTTGCAAGCAAATCAGAAAGAATGCCAA